TTAGTCAGACGGTTGGGGCAGCTTTTCGGCGAGTTCGCGGATGTCAGCGGGTAGGTCGGTCTGTGCATGGAGGGTCTGGCCTGCGATTTCGACGGTAAACGTTCGGTATTTCTTCAGGGTTCGCACCAATCGCTTCAACGACAGGCCCGAGGCTTCTTCCAACACGTGGCCTGTGGCCATCGCGGCCATCACAATGGTTAGGTGCGCGTGGATGGAGTCTTCTTTACGGTGATAAATCGGTCGGGCTTTCAGGTCGGATTTCGCCATCCGGAACGATTTCTCGATCGTGAACAGGCGCCGGTAAGCACCGATGACCTCCTGGGGTTTTAAGTCTGTGCGTGAGGTCTCGTATCCTTTAATCCCCGCTAGGGTCAGGTGCTTGTTGGCTAGGGCGTGGTTGACCTGCTTATTCGGGGCCTTGAGATTGACGTATCGATTCCGCTTGACGGGTATCTTTCCGTCAACAGCACGCTGGGCTTTCTCTAGTTGTTCGCCGATGCCGCGCCTTGTGCGCCGAGCCCTATCGTAGGAATACTGGTAATAGGTCACTGCCTGTAGGGTCCCGCTGGTGCGGCGTTTGTCGCTGTGGTGACGGTGGGTCCAGATGTGTCCGTCTTCGTAGTCGATGTAGCTGCGCCCTTCCACTGCATCTAGCCAGGCTTTAATTGGTTCTGGGATTTCGCGTTCTTTCGTGCCCAGAATGTAGTCCAACCCGGCATCGATAATCGCGGTCTTGTTGGCGGCTGAAAACATGCCAGCATCAGCAACAATCGTGATGTCGTCAAGGTGGTAGGCGTCTTTAAGGCGCAGGATCATTGGCAACATGGTGTGCGTTTCCGCACGATTGCCTTCAAACGCGCCGATCGCCAAGGGGAAGCCGGTGGAGTCGGTGAGCATCCCGACAGTGATCTGGGGTTCGAGTCGGCGTTCTTTACTAAACCCGGGTTTGCGTAGCTCGTCGGGCACGTCAGTTTCAAAATACAAGGTCGTCACATCGTAGAGAACCATCACACCAGGACCAATGGCCGCGTGTGTGGCTAGGGCGTGGGTTATCTGGTCGCGGAAGTCTTTGTCGGCATACCGCGGAAGACGACGTTGAATGGTTTTGTAGGAGGCTTGCTTCACGCCGACTTCTGCCAGGGTTTCAATGGAATCAAACTTGGATCCTGGCGAGATAATCCGGGCTTGGACCAGGTTGAAAAACACCTCGTCCTTGCCGCTTGCCGTATCCAGGCCGAGGAGTTGGAAGGCCCCGCGAATCGCGTCCAGGAGAAGACCTGCGCGTTCACCGGATACCGTGACGGGATTATCAACCGTGCCTGTTCCAGACACAGCAACCGCAGAAGGCAGCACTTTGAGGTCGAGTGAGATTTGCTCGCCATCGACAAGCCGCTGAGCCTTGGCCATCAGCGCTGCGAGATCGTGGTCGGTGTGGGCGGAGCCGACGTGTTCGATTTCGGGTTTGCGGTTGCGGTACCGCCAGATGATTTGAACAGCGGTCGCACCCGACGCCGTCGGGACCCGGCGGATACTCGGTGACATATTCAACAGACTACCGGCACCCCCATCGCTACCCGCTTAGTCAGACAGAACCCGCACCCTGATACTCAAACCCACAGGCAGAAACGTCAATATGAACTACACCACACCAAAATGACCTAAGTCAGGATACTTCTTTGGGAAAACCCTCGGTTGCAGCAATGGGTGCGCGGCGGTGACTACATCTTCGTGGAGGGCTACTTCGTTAGGAACAGCACTCGTTACGTGCGTCTTGACACTCAAGGAGCTTTCCGGCTCAAACCGGCTGCGAAAAAGAACCCTACGAAAGCTTTTCTGCGCATCGATTCCATCCTCACCAAGGACTATGTGGGTCTCGATAAGGATTTGGATGGACTTTTCCACCTTGAGCACCGACAAGGTGTCGACAAGCGAATTATTTATCTAGATCCTGCGCACCAGGCCACGCCCGATGATCGCGACGACCAGAAGGTCTATGCCGCGGCAGCCAATTCGCTCAGCCTGGCATTGGCTGAAGACGCACGCCTCGAGGAGATTATTGGAAATAGACAACTCTCACTGTGCCAGTCGATCTGGGAGCTGTTCGAGTATAAGGGGATTCGCTACCCGGCTAGCTTCAGAGAACGTACTGGCCTCTACGATGCGATGTTCAACAAGATCAAGAACGGCAAGATGTCCACGTTGAGCAAGGACAGCCTCATGGCGATCTGCGTCGGTCTTGGTCTCAATGCGTATGCCCTGACCCGTTTAGCTGAGAAGGCAGGCATCCACCTCAATCGTGACCGAATGCCTGACGGCATGTACTTGACGCTGCTGGAGCGCTTCCCAGGGCTGAGCCTGTATGACGCTAATGGCATTCTGGAAGCCCAAGGCATGGCCCCGCTCGGTTCCGTCGACCGAAGTCGCTAAAACTCGAAAACTTCCAAAGTCAGGAATCTGCCCCCGCGAGGGGGCTTTTTTCATGCCCAAAGCAGGATTTGCCCTGCAATACCAGTGTTTTCACCTGACTTTGCGAGTCAGGATTCCTCGCTATGGAGCCGGCATTCTGAAGTGCATGAGGCACAAGCAGGACACCGACCCCACACGAGCGCCGCCTAGCGCCACGTGACTACGCCGATGTCATGCGCTTGCAAGCGCTGATTCGCAACGCGGGAACACCTTCGATGGCCACGGAGAATCCCGCAACCATCCCAGATCGTTTTCTGGGGCAATTTCTGCAGTACCCGCCCAGCTGTGATCGAGCCAGGGCTGTTTCCAATCCATCGGGAGACGCGTTCGAGACCAGTGGGCAGGTAGCTACCGGCTACCTGCCCACATCTGTCTTAACGCTCCATCCCAACGGAAACCACAACTGAATACTTCTCGAACGGGTCTCCCTCAACACGAGGGAGTATCCAATGGCAGGCAACACCTCCACCCCGCACAACTACATCACTGTCAAGCTCGCGTTCGAGGTCACGGTTGCCGCTGACGCGCGGCGAGCAACCCGCGATACCAGCTTCCGTATCAGCCAGGCCGAGGTCGATGCCTGGATTGAGGGCGACTACCAGAACCGCCTGGCCCAGGCCGAGGATCCTGACATGGTCGAGCGGCGGTCCTTGAGCGAGATTCTCGAAGAGCTCAACGCCTCGGAGCGCAGCACGTCGCGGCGCTGGCGCACCCACACCGCCTTCCTCACGGTCGATGACAGCGACCCCACTGACGAAGACATCGAGTCCGGCCAGATCGGCCTGCGTGCCGCATCCGGGTACCGCGACGGCATCTACACCTCCACCAGGCCAGACGATGTCACCGACTCGTGGTCGACCAGCTTGGCCGTACGCCAAGCACTATCGGCGTTGTCCGAGCGCGAGCGGCAGGTAGTCCTCGCCTCCCGCATCCATGGGCTCTCCCAGCGGGACATCGCAGCCGTGCTGGGCGTGTCCCAGCCGATGGTGAAAAAGATCCGTGACCGCGCCGAGAAGAAACTCCGCGTACTGCTTTCCGACCCTGGGGTTATCAACTAGGGCTCGCTGCCGCCTTGAGGGTGGAAGGAGCATCAAGCCAATCCGGGCACCACCTTCCTTCCACCAAGTTTCTAAGGAGGAAGCTGATGACACACAAGACGGTGACAGTGAGTCTGTCGCGAGAACCTGACCCGGGCAAGGCCATCAACATCGGCCGGGTGGGTTTGCGAGAGCGGCTCTTGACCTGGTTGTTCGGTCCTATGCGGGACGTGACCGTTCTGGTCCCCGGCCGGGAGGTGCGGGACGTGACGCTGCGCAGGGTCGATGAAGCCTCGTGCTGCGGGGCGGAATGTTCGGATGAGGAGCTGATGGCTCTGGCTGACGCGGTCCAGCGTCACCCGGCAGGCAGCAAGCTCCACCGCGCGGGTGGTGATGCGGCATGAACCCGCAGCACCGCAACGCCCTGATCGCGGGTATCAACCGCACCATGGAGGGCCTTTCCCAGATTGCCCAGGCGCTTGAAGCCGATGGCTGGGAAGGTGTCGAGGACGAGTACGCACTGGCTGGTGCCCGTCCGGTTGCCGCCGCCCGCCTGGAGGAGCCAGCCTTCCAGGCCGAGCTCGACGAGCGACTCGAGGCTGAACAGGCTCAGCATGGTTCTGAGTCGGCTGCTCCGGTGCGCGAGTACACCCTCGAAGAGGTGCGCTCGTTCTTGGCGGAGCTCTCTCAGCAGGGCTACACCGCCCAGGTGCGCCAGCTCATCCTTGACGCGGGTGCGAAGGCTCTCTCAGAGGTGGACCCGGCGAAGTTTGGCCAGATCATGGCTGGGGCTGAGGAGATCGCCCATGCCTGATAGCCACGCACTCTTGAGCGCTTCGAGTGCTCACCGGTGGTTGCACTGCCCGCCCTCCGCGCTCGCCGTCGATGGCGTGGCAGATACGCCGTCGGACGCTGCCTTGCAGGGTACGGCTGCGCATTCGCTGGCTGAGTACAAGCTGCTGCGGTTTTTGAAGCGCCGCGCGAAGCGGCCTACCTCTGAGTGGATTGATGAGGAGATGGAGGGCCACACCGACGACTACGTGCAGTTCGTGGCCGAGCACATTCAGTCTGCTCGGGAGCACTGCCCTGACCCGCAGGTGTATGTCGAGCAACGCCTCGACTACTCCCACCTCGCACCGGGCGGCTTCGGCACCGGGGACTGCGTGATCGTTGCCGAACCCACCCTCCGGGTCATCGATCTCAAATACGGGATGGGTGTCGAAGTCAGCCCTGTGGAGAATCCCCAGCTCATGCTCTATGGGTTGGGAGCCTTGGCAGCGTTCGATGCGCTCTACGACATCGAGGAAGTCGCGTTGAGCATCTTCCAGCCTCGCCGGGCCAACGTCGAAACCTGGACGATCAGCACCCCGGACCTGATCGCCTGGGGCGAGAATACGGTCAAACCCATCGCTGAGCTGGCTGCCCGCGGCGAAGGCGAATACACCGCCGGCCCGTGGTGCCAGTTCTGCCGTATCGCCCCCACCTGCCGGGCCAGGGCCGAAGCGAACCTCGCACTCGCCAAGCACGAGTTCGCACCACCCGCAGAACTCACTGTGGCTGAGGTTGCTGAGGTGCTGGCGAAGATCCCTGAGCTCAAAGCCTGGGCGACGGACGTCGAAGCCTGGGCGTTGGCTCAGGCCCAGGCCGGCACTCAGATCCCCGGGTTCAAGGTCGTCGCCGGGCGCTCCATCCGCAAATACACCGACGAAGCGGCAGTGGCGGAGGCCGCCAAGAAGGCTGGCTACAGCGACATCTGGGACAAGCGCCTGATCGGCATCACCGCCATGGAACGCCTCATGGGTAAGAGGGCCTTCACCGAGACGCTCGGGGACCTGGTCATCAAGCCCGAAGGCAAACCCACTCTCGTGCCCGAATCCGACAAGAGACCGCCACTCGCACGCGTGAGTGCTGCCACCGATTTCAACAACAACACCAACTGACCAAGGAGGTCACCATTATGAACACTCAGAATCCGACTCGCGTTGTTACCGGCGAAGTCCGCCTGTCCTACGCACACCTTTTCGAGCCCCAGTCCATCCAGGGCTCCAAGCCCAAGTACTCCGTGTCCCTGATCATCCCGAAGAGCGATCGGGAGACGATCGGCAAGATCGAGCGGGCCATCGACGCCGCCATCGAGGCAGGCATCGGAAAGTTCGGTGGAAAGCGCCCAGACAAGGCCGCCCTCAAGCTCCCGCTGCGTGACGGGGACACCGAGCGTGACGACGAGGCTTATGCCGGGTGCTTCTTCATCAACGCCAACTCCACCCTGCCGCCCGAGGTCGTCGACCAGGACCTCAACCCGGTGCTCTCACCCGCGGAGGTGTACTCCGGCTGCTACGCCCGCGTCTCACTGAACTTCTACGCCTTCAACACCAACGGCAACCGCGGCATCGCCTGCGGGCTCGGCAACGTGCAGAAGCTCCGCGATGGCGAGCCGCTGGGCGGTGGCCGCACCTCGGCTGCGGATGACTTCGCAGCGTTCAGTGCTGGGGATGACTTCCTGGCCTAACCCCGACTCCGGCTTCGTGGCGGGGCACCTTGTGGTCTGAGCATTGCTCGACTCGGGGTGTCCCGCCACAACCACATCTATAGATAGGACACCCAATGCGCACGCTTTCCCTGGACCTTGAGACCTTCAGCCCCACCAACCTCGCCACCGCTGGTGTGTACAGGTACGCCGAAGACGAGGCCTTCCGCATCCTCTTGTTTGGTTACAGCATCGACGGGGCACCCACCCAGGTCATCGACCTGGCCCGGGGTGAGCCCATCCCGACCATGATCCTTCAGGCGCTCACCGACCCGACTGTTACGAAGTCGGCGTTCAACGCGGCCTTCGAGCGTGTCTGCCTTTCGGCCTTTCTGCGCCGCCACCACCCAGACCTACTGTCTGAGGGGTTTCTGGATCCACGTGGGTGGCGGTGCACCATGGTCTGGGCAGCTTCCCTAGGACTACCCATGAACCTGGACGGCGCAGCCAAAGCACTACGGCTACCGCTCGAGAAAGACCCCGCCGGGCAGAGGCTTATCCGCCGGTTTTCTATCCCCGGCAAGGATGGAGGCCGCATCCTGCCCTCTGATGACCCGGTCGGCTGGGAGCAGTACATCTCCTACAACCGCCGCGATGTCGACGTTGAAGTCCAACTTGCCGCGAGACTGGCCCGTAACCCGATGCCCGATGCGGAGTGGGAGACGTACTGGTTGGATCAGCGCATCAACGACACCGGAGTCCGTATTGATACGACTCTGGCTGCTAACGCGGTGGAGGTCGATACCCGTCACCGTGACACCTGCATCGAGCGCGCCCAGCAGCTCACCGGATTGGAGAACCCCAATAGCCCCATCCAGCTCAAAGACTGGCTCGCTGAGCACGACTGCGCCTTGGAGTCGCTGACCAAGGCCGAGGTGGAGGCCGCATTCGAGACTGCGACCGGGCAGGTCGCTGAGGTGCTGAGGCTTCGCCAGGACTTGTCGAAGTCCTCGGTGAAGAAGTACCAAGCCATGCTCGCCGTCGCAGGCCAAGATCAGCGGGCGCGCGGGCTCATCCAGTACATGGGTGCCGGCCGCACCGGCCGTTTCGCGGGCAGGTTGATTCAGGTGCAGAATCTGCCGCGCAACCACATGCCCGACCTCGCTTCTGCCCGGGGCCTCCTCGCCGCCGGTGATAGTGAGGCGTTGGAGGTGCTCTATGCCCCGCTACCAGACACCCTGAGCCAACTCATCCGCACCGCCTTCATCCCCAGCGTGGACCACCGGTTCATCGTCGCTGACTTCTCCGCGATCGAGGCCAGGGTGCTGGCGTGGCTCGCCGGTGAAGACGGCACCCTGCAGGCCTTCCGTGAGGGCAAAGACCTCTACTGCCAGACCGCGAGCCGCATGTTCGGTGTCCCGGTCGAGAAGCACGGGGCCAATGCGGAGCTGCGTCAGAAAGGGAAGATCGCGGTCCTGGCCTGCGGGTACGGCGGCTCGGTCGGAGCGCTCAAAGCCATGGGAGCCTTGCGCATGGGCCTGGACGAGGCAGAGCTCAAACCGTTGGTTGATGCGTGGCGGGACGCCAACCCGATGGTCGTGCAGTTCTGGCACGAGATCGAGCAAGCAGGCATCACCACAGTTGAGACCCGAACCCCAACTCAGGTCGGACGCATCCGGTTGTCTTACCGCTCTGGGTGCCTGTTCATTGCTCTGCCGTCGGGGCGGGAGCTGTGCTACCCGCGACCCAGGCTCGGTGAGAACCGCTTCGGTATGACCAGCATTCTCTTCGACGGGGTGGATGGCACCACCCGCAAGTGGGGCCCGATCGAAACCTACGGCGGCAAGCTCACCGAGAACCTCGTCCAAGCCACCGCCCGGGACCTCCTCACCCATGCCATGCACCACGTCGATGCGGCCGGGCATCGGATCGTGATGCATATTCACGACGAGATCGTCGTCGACGAACCCACCGATGGTGCGAGCGTCGAAGACATCGTCGCACTCATGACCAGGCTCCCCACCTGGGCAGACGGCCTACCGCTGGATGCTGACGGTTACGAGTGTGACTACTACATGAAAGATTAGGAGCGCTGCGGGTTAGTTAGCCCAGAGCTGCAGGGCGCGCCAGTTCTGGGGCGCTCCGATCCTTTCGAAGGGGATGATCTCGTTGTGGGGGAACGTCTCGAGTGTGTGAGCGAGACGCTCGCTACCTGGCAGGTCCAATTGGTGGTGCAGGAATCGAATGATGCTGATCTGCCCGAACAACCTGTACGTCAGCGCGTTGACAGGTTCCATCAACTCATGCCTGATGGGCTTGGGCTTGATGTCGAAACCCCGGTTAAACAGCCGGGCATGATGAGCAGAAAGGTTGCGCAACACATTGAGCGATTTCAGGGTGGATTCCAACTGTGGAGCTGTCATCGCACACAAGCCTGCGATCTCATCGCGCACCCGTCGAGGACTGAATCGGTACAGGTAGGACAGCATGCCCCAGTCCATGATCTCAACTGCAACCCACACGGGCAGTTGCCCACCGTACTGGGCGCGGTGATGAGCAACGAAGTCCTCGCGTGAGTTCCTCACGGCCTCCATATATTTGGCAAGCCACACGGCGTGCTGTGTTTTGCGCGGATTTTTCCGATCCGGGGTACGGGCCACTGCGTTGAGCTGTTCAATATCCAGATGCACCAGCGGGTCAATGCTACCTAGGTGATAACCCAGTAGAGACCGCAGGGCGAGTTCTATCGGAGCCAGGCTTGTGAATACGGCGCTGCGCAGTCTGGCGTCGAATTCGTACAAATCAACGCAGAGATCTAGGGATGTGCCCGGCTGGAAGCGATCGGTGGGCTTGCCGGAGACAAAATCGATGATGCGCGCTGAGTGCCAGTAACCCGAAAGCCTGTAATAGTTACGCGTCGCAAGCGCATCAACCGCCTGATCCAGATCCTCGATCACCATGCCGCGTGAACGCAAGAGCGCTACCTGCTCAGCGTAACTCCTGAAAGGCTTAATCGGGCTATCGGTCACGACCCCTCCGTGCGAAAAAGGACCGGCCCTGGACTCCCACCGAAGCGGGCAGCGGAACCGGTCTTGTTACCCACAAGGATAGCAGATCTCGTTCTGACACGGAACCCGCCTGGCAACTCGCACAGCATCCGCCCTGGAAGCGCGCCGACATACACGTCTTTGCCGATCCGCGTCACCGTTCTTTCGACTGGGGTTATCACCTGACGCTTCTCGCCGCCTAGGGCCTGAGAGGACGAGCGCGCTGCACGGTGCATCGCCTGGACGCCTCTCAGGAAGGCGGCTCGACATGAGCACCAATCTGAACTCGTACACCCACCCGGACTTCGGCAACCTGCGCACCATCGTCGACGGCGAGACCATCTACATCTGCGCGAAGGATGCCGCCATCGCGCTCGGATACAAGGATCCGGTTAACGCCATCAAGCAGCACTGCAAGGGGGTGGCGATTCACCACCCCCTTGAAACCCCAGGAGGTCTGCAAGAAGTCCGATTCATCAGCGAAGGCGACCTCTACCGACTGATCTTCTCCTCCCACCTTCCAGCCGCCCAGAAGTTTGAGTCCTGGGTGATGGACGAGGTTTTGCCCTCGATCCGCAAACACGGCCTGTACATCACCGACCGAGTGATCGAGGAGATCCGCACGAATCCGAAGGCTCTGCTTGCCATGCTGCAGTCCTACGTGGAGGAGAAGGAACGCAACGAAGCCCTAGCGGCAGAGAACCTCCAGCAAGCCCAGTTGCTGCTCGAGGCACGTCCAAAGGTCACCTACTACGACATGGTGCTGCAGTCCGAGAGCCTGCTGACCACCACTGAGATCGCGAAGGACTACGGGCTCACAGCCCGCAAGCTCAACAAGCTGCTCCATGAGCTGGGTGTGCAGTTTAAGCAGTCTGGCCGCTGGTTCCTCTACGCCGCCCACGCCGAGGCTGGCTACGCCCACTCAAAGACCTTCGTCTACGACGAGGAAACCGGCAAGACCAGCACCCACCTGTACTGGACCCAGAAGGGCCGCCTCTTCATCTACGACCTGCTCAAGCACGAGCGGGGTCTGCTCCCTCTGATCGAGCGCGGGGTGGCCCAGTGAACCCCACCGACTCGACGATCCCACGCCTAAACGCCTCGGGGTGCGCGGACCCGACCGTCTTTGAGGTGCTCAAACGTGAGCAGCGGCAGCGGTTCGGATACCGGCCCCTGGCCTACATCTGCAGCCCGTTCGCCGGGGACACCGAGGCCAACATTCGCTTGGCCCGCCGCATGTGCGCTGCCGCAGTGGCGCGCCGTCGCATCCCCATCGCGCCACACCTGCTCTTCCCACAGTTCATGGATGACACCAAGCCCGCCGAACGGGAACTCGCCATGTTCTTCAACCGCATCGTGCTGTCCAAGTGCGAGGAGGTGTGGGTGTACGCCCCGCGCATCAGCCCCGGCATGCGCACCGAGGCCTGCTGGGCCCGCCACCTCGACATCCCCATCCGCTTTCTCGATTCCGACTTCCGGGAGATCCAGCCATGACCACCTTCACCCTGTTCACCGCCACCACCAGCGGCCTGGCCTCGAACACCCACTACCCGAACAAGGCCACCATCACCGACGCCGCCGACCTGCAGGCGGCAGCACGGTTCGACCATGTTGCCGCCGAATACCAAGGCAATCAGCGCTCCACCCACGGGTTTGTCACCTCGGACTGCCTGGTGATGGACATCGACAACGACCACAGTGAGAACCCCGACGAGTGGGTGAGCCCGCAGCACCTGGCAGACCTGCTGGCGGATGTGGAGTTCATGACAGCCACGTCCCGCAACCACAACACCTCCAAGCATGGAACACCTGCTAGGCCCCGCTTCCACGTCTACCTGCCCATCAGTCCGGTTACCGACCCAGCGACCTACGCGGGGTTGAAAAAGTCCCTGGCTGATCGGTTCACCTTCTTCGACACTGGGGCGTTGGATGCGGCCCGATTCCTCTACGGACACCCCGCCCCGCAGGTGGAAGCCTTCACCGGCACCTTGCTGGTCGACGAGTGGCTCACCCGCCAAGCCGAGCAAGATGCGTTCGCCGCATTCGATGCTGCAACACTCGCTATCGGGGAGGGCAGCCGCAACGCCACCCTGTCCCGTTTCGCCGGCCGGGTGCTCATCCGCTACGGGGATACCGAGCAGGCCCGCACCCTCTTTGACCGCAAGGCCGCGCTGTGCGACCCGCCCCTGCCCACCGCGGAGCTGGAAGCGATCTGGCGGTCAGCGCTGAGGTTTGCTGGCCGGGTCGCGAAAGACCCCTCCTACGTCAAGCCCGCCGTCTACCAGGCGCTGACCTCACTCAAACCCGATGACTACACCGACGTGGGGCAAGCCGAAGCGTTAGCTACCGAGTACGCCGACAAGATCCGCTACTCCCTGTCCACCCACTGGCTGGTCTACGAGGGCGGGGTGTGGGTGGAAAACGACCTACTCGCCCAGGCTGTCGCCCAAGAGCTCACCACCCGCCAGCTCGACGAAGCACAAAACATGCTCGACCAGGCCCACACACTCATGGCTGACACCGGAGCCGCAGACACCATTGCTGCCGCCTCGTCGAAGACGAAAGGTGTCGCCTCACTCAGTGACGCCCAGCAGGTGGCGTATCAGCGGCTGCTGAAGGCCAGCGAGTATCACAAGTTCGTGCTCGGGCGGCGCCAGTCCCGCAATATCGCAGCCACCCTCAAAGAAGCCCAGCCGCTGCTTGAGGTGCGGGCCTCAGATCTGGACTGTGACCCGTACCTGCTGTGCACCCCGGGCGGCACCTACCAGCTCACCGAGGGCCTGGCCTCCAGGCGGGATAACCACCCGGCAGACCTCATCACCTTGCAGACCGCCACCAGCCCAGACACCCAGGGCGTGGACCTGTGGCGCCAAGCCCTCAAGGTTACCTTCCAAGGCGATGAGGACCTGATCGGCTATGTGCAGCGGGTGTGTGGCCTGGCAGCGATCGGCAAAGTCATGCTCGAGGCCCTCATCATCGCCTACGGGGATGGCCGCAACGGCAAATCCACGTTCTGGAACACCATCGCCCGCGTGCTTGGCACCTACTCCGGATCCATCAGTGCTGACACGCTCACTGTTGGGGTGCGACGCAACGTCAAACCAGAACTGGCCGAGGCCCGCGGCAAGCGCCTGCTCATCGCAGCAGAGACCGAGGAAGGCGTGAGGCTGTCAACCTCGAACGTCAAACAGCTGGCCTCCACCGACAAGATCGCCGCGGAGAAGAAGTTCAAAGACCCCTTCTCCTTCACCCCCTCCCACTCTCTCGTCCTGTACACCAATCACCTGCCCCGGGTGGGAGCAATGGATGCAGGCATCTGGCGCAGGCTGATCGTCATCCCGTTTACGGCCACCATCAGCGGGGATGCGGACGTGAAGAACTATGCCGACTACCTCTACGAGCATGCTGGCGGGGCGATCCTGGCCTGGGTGATGGAAGGCGCACGCCTCATCCACGAAGAGGACTACCACCTCGCTGCCCCGGCCGCGGTGGTGGAAGCCTCTGAGGCCTACCGGGAAGACAACGACTGGTTCTCACACTTCCTGGCCGATCAGTGCGTGGTCGAGAACGGTGCGGAAGCGAAAGCCGGTGAGCTCTACCAGGCCTACCGGGCCTGGTCGCTGTCCACAGCAGGGTGGGCGCGCCCCATGGTGGACTTCAACGCCGCCTGCGAGATGGCCGGGTTCGCCCGAAAGAAGACCCGGGCCGCGATCAAGGTCTATGGGCTGCGTCTGAAAGACGAGTTCGAGGAGTAAGTGCAGGGCGAGTGTGCAGAGGGGTGCAGACCATTTACCTATTTACCGCATGTGGGAAAAATGCATGTTGAATCTATATGTAAAAGGTAGTGTCTGCACCTGCACCCCTCTGCACATGGCCCTCGAAATGGAGGTTGCCATGGATGAGAAAACTGTTGAAAACACGCTGAAAAGAGCCATCGAAGCCGACGGTGGCATCTGCTGGAAGCTCGTCAGCCCCGGAGTGGATGGGGTCCCAGACCGGCTGTGCCTGAGGGCTGGACGGGTCGTGTTCGTGGAAGTCAAAGCCCCCGGCAAGAAACCCAGGCCACTACAGCAGCGTCGCATGAACCAGCTTCGGGCACAGGGCTTCACCTGCCTGGTCGTGGATGGGCCAGAGGGCATCCAGGAGGTGCGCCGTGCACTATCAGCCGCATAACTACCAGCACCAGGCCACGCGGTTTATTGAGGAGCACCCCCAGGCCGCAATCCTGCTCGGCATGGGGCTCGGCAAGACGATCATCACCCTGACCGCCATCTGGGGTCTCCTACTCGACACCTTCCAAGCCCGCAGGGTTCTGGTGGTTGCGCCACTGCGGGTGGCGCGGGATACCTGGCCAGCTGAAGTGCACAAGTGGGATCACCTGGAGGGGCTGACCGTTGCGGTCGCTGTCGGCACCCGCCAACAGCGGCTCGATGCGCTGGCTGCGCAGGCTATGGTGACGGTGATCAACCGGGAGAACATCGGCTGGCTGGTGAAAACCCTCGGTGGCCAGTGGCCGTTCGACATGGTCGTCATCGACGAACTCTCCAGCTTCAAGAACCACAAGGCAACCCGCTTCAAAGCCCTGAGCTCCGTCCGACCGCACATCCACCGGATCGTAGGACTTACCGGCACCCCAGCCGCCAACGGACTCGAAGATCTGTGGACCCAGTTCAAGCTGCTGGATGGCGGTGAGCGCCTTGGCCGCTACATCACCCGCTACCGGGAACGCTGGTTCACCCCAGACCGCCGCAACGGCATGCAGATCTTCTCCTACAAGCCCCGCCCCGGTGCCGAGGCCGAGATCTACGAAGCAATCAGCGACATCACCCTCTCAATGCGCACCACGGACTACCTGAACCTGCCCGAGCTCACCATCACCACCCACGAGGTTGAGCTGAGCTCCTCTGAGCGCAAGGTCTACGACCAGCTCGTGCGCGACATGGTCATCGACCTGGACGGGGCTGTGGTGGATGCCGCGAACGCCGCGGCTCTGTCTGGCAAGCTGCTGCAGCTGGCCACGGGGGCGGTCTACGACGAAACCGGCGAGACCGTCGTGGTGCATGGCCGAAAGCTTGACGCGTTAGAAGACCTCATCGAAGCAGCCAACGGGCAGAGCCTGCTGGTGGCCTACTGGCACAAACACGACGCCACCCGCATCCAAGCCCGCTTCCCACAGGCCCGGCTACTGCAGACCGCCGAGGACTTCCACGCCTGGAACGCCGGTGAGGTTCCGTTGGCACTGATCCACCCCGCCAGCGCGGGGCACGGCCTGAACCTCCAGACAGGTGGCCACCTCCTCATCTGGTTCAGCCTCACCTGGTCGCTGGAGCTCTACCAGCAGACCAACGCCAGGCTTCACCGGCAAGGCCAGACCCAGCCGGTCACCATCACCCACCTGGCCGCCAAGAACACCATCGACGAGCAAGTCCTCACCGCCCTTGCAGCCAAAGACACCACCCAAGCCCGCCTGATCGACGCAGTCGCAGCGACCCTGAACCCGGAAAGGAACTAACCATGCACGTGATGAGCAAATACCTGGACACCTACAAGGCCACCCTGGCAGCACTCGAAGACTACGCCTCGATGCAACACATCCTTGAGACCACCGACCAAGCCATCAAAGACACCTACGATCGGCTCACCACCGTGGGTTCGCAGCGCCTGGACGGGATGCCGCACGCACCCAACCCGCATGCGGGCGAGGATCGGATCGCCTCCACCTTGGATCGGGTGGATGCCTACCGGGAGCGCTACGCCCAGGCCCGGGAGTACATGGACTGGTTCCTACCCGCCTGGGGCGTGCTCAGCGAGGACGACCGGTTCGTCCTGGACACATTCTTCTTCGCCGCCGACGACATCTCGCAGGAGGACCGGGCACGGGCAGTAGCCGATCACTTCTACGTTGAACGGGAGACAGCGTTCCGGCGAAGGACAAAGGCGGTCCACCGGCTAGCAACGGCACTCTACGGGTAGGAGGTGATGCACCCAAGCGTTAGCGGGTATCCGAAACATGCCATGGTCTTCCCGTTTTCCCTCTGGCATCCTGTAATCAGTCGATAGTTGGGTCAAGGCCCCCACACCACACAGTGGCTTGTGCGGGGGCCTTGTCCGTGGCGCTTTACGCCTCAACCTCGAAGGCGTCGAGGAAATCGGTGATGGACTCCAGGTCCCAACCCCACTCGCCGCCGGCAACGAGACCGCGCGTCTGGGCTTCGACCAGCCAGTAGGAACTAAAGCGGGGATCAGTGGATGTGCGGGTGCGTGACTTGGTGAGCCTCAAGCCATGGTGTTGAGCACGGCGGCGAGCACGGGCTTCACGTCGGGTATCGGTCATGACGGTCCTCCACAGGTAGGCAGGCGACAGTAGTGAGGACGAATCGTCATTCGTCCCTCGCCACGCACTGATCGGCCGTCACCGATGCACGAATACTACAACCGCAAGGAGGATGGCCGTGCCGTTCAAGCCGAAGACTCCGTGCCGGCATCCCGGTTGTCCTGAGCTCACTCACGAGCGGTTCTGTCCCCGCCACGCCAAGGCTGAGGACGAGCGCTACCGGCGCTTCCAGCGTGACCCTGCAATCAACCGCCGCTACGGACACACCTGGCGCAAGATTCGTGCCCGCTACCTGGACGCCCACCCACTGTGCGAGGACTGCTTGGACGCAGGACGGACCACGCCAGCGGTGGAGGTTCACCACGTTGTGCCCCTCGGTCATGGTGGCAGCCATGATGCGTCGAACCTGCGGGCCTTGTGCAAGCCCTGCCACTCCCGCCAGTCAGCGCTGGATGGGGATCGGTGGCGGCGTGGCCCGAGGGTCTACAGCTACTGACTCCAGCGAGAGCGCACCCAAGCGTCAAACCGGCCTGTAAGCCCCACAGGCTGGCCGAGTCCTGCGGTGCCACTTTCGAGTGAAAACCGCGAGTTCGCCCCACAGCGGGGCACGCAGGCCCCCTAGGGGGCGTGAAATCTCTAGCCCGAGGCCCCTGAGGGAGCGGGCCTGGGGTGCCGCGCAGAAAAAGTCCGAATCAAACCCCCGATTGACCCAGCCCCGCGGAAAGGAGGCGAAAATCCGTGGCCAAAGACGGCACCAACCGTGGCGGCAGACGCGTGCGAGCAGGCGCGAAACCTGACCCACTCAAGGACAAGCTCGAGGCCGGTAAGCCCGCCTCCCGCCTCCTGGAACCCACAGACCTTGACCCCTTCGGCCTTGACGGCGCGGACGTGGGCGATGGTGCGGTGCTTGAGGGTGAGACCATGCCGGAGCCGTCGGCCTACCTGTCCGCCACCCAGCGTGATGGACAGCCGCTGCTGGCCGGTGAACTCTACCGGGAGACCTGGGCGTGGCTGGACGCCCGAGGGGTCGCCTCCTTCGTTAGCCCCAGGTTGATTGAGGCTTACGCGCAGGCGTTTGCCCGCTACATCCAGTGCGAGGAAGCGATCACCAAGTTCGGCCTGCTGGGTAAGCACCCCACCACGGGTGCGGCGATCGCCTCCCCGTTCGTGGCCATGAGCCAGAGCTTTAGCAAGCAGGCGAATGTGTACTGGTACGAGATCTACGAGATCGTGCGCGCCACCTCCACCCGCGAATACGCCGGCAGCTCGCCGGGTGATGACCTGATGGAACGCCTGCTGCAATCCCGCACCTAACCCACCACCGCAAGCCCCTTGTTTCGCCCCACACCCGGTTCTCGGGTGGTGGGGCTTTGTTCATGCCCACCCCCTCTGAGTGAAGGAGTACCCCTATGGATATCCGTACCTGCGAGTCAACCTGTGTTGGCCACCCGGACAAGCTGTGCGACCTGATCGCCGACACCATCCTCGACGACCTCCTCTTCGACGACCCCAGCGCGCGCTGCGCAGTAGAGGTCATGGCCGCCAAGGGCCGCATCATCGTTGCCGGTGAAATCACCTCCAGTGCGCGCGTGCGTGTACGTGAGAGTGTGCGCCGCGCCCTGATCCGCGCAGGCTACGCACCCTTTGGGTGGCGGGTGAATGTACATACACATTCCCAGTCCCCGGATATCGCCGCCGGCGTGAACACCTCCCTGGAGGCACGCGACGGTGAGGAGTCCGCCTACGTTGCCCTGGGGGCGGGTGATCAGGGAACCGTCTACGGCTACGCCACGCGTGAGACCACGCAGCGCCTGCCGCTGCCACTGGTTGTGGCCCACGATATTTGCCGCCGACTGGACAAGGCCCGTACTGAGGGCACCATCCGGGGTATCGGCTGCGACGGCAAGGCACAGGTTTCGCTTCGCTACGAGGACGGACAGGCCGTGGGCGTGGAAGCGGTGGTGGTCTCCATCCAACACGCCAAGGACACCAACCTGGAGGCACTGCGCCGCACAGTGCGCACCCAGGTCATCGCCCCAGCCCTGGCCAGCCACGACCTGCACATCGATGAGGACACTCTCGTGTTGGTCAACCCCGCCGGGCCCTTCACCCTGGGTGGCCCTGCAGCAGATACGGGGCTGAGTGGCCGCAAGCTTGCAGTCGACACCTACGGGGGCCTAGCACCCCATGGTGGTGGGGCGTTTAGTGGGAAGGACGCGACCAAGGTGGACCGCTCGGCCGCCTACATGGCGCGCCTGATCGCTCTGGCCATTATCGATGCTCGCCTGGCCGACGAGGCCGTCGTGGGGATCAGCTACGCGATCGGCAAGGCTGACCCGGTGGCGGTCACGGTGGACACCGGCGGCAGCGGCCGGGTGCCCGATGAGGTAATCGCGGATGCGGTGCGGGCGGTGTTTGACCTGCGCCCTGAAGCGATCATCGAGCTGCTTCGGCTTCGCCGCCCCGTCTTTGCTGAGCACTCCACCTACGGGCACTTCACCACCTCCTCGTGGTGGAACTCCCCGTACTCCTATGGATACAAGCTCAAGGAGGAGGTCAAGACCCGTGGATATGCGCCGGCTTACCCTTTCTGAGCTCACTCCTGCCGACTACAACCCCCGCAAAGACCTGAGGCCCGGAGACTCCGAGTACGAAAAGCTCAAGCGGTCGCTTGCCGAGTTCGGGTATGTGGAGCCGGTGATCTGGAACAAGACCACCGGACGAGTCGTGGGCGGCCACCAGCGCCTGAAGGTCCTCGCAGACCTTGGTTTCGAGCAGGTGGACTGCGTGGTGGTCGAGCTCGACGAGACCCGAGAGAAAGCTCTCAACATTGCGCTGAACAAGATCAGCGGCGACTGGGATGAGTCCAAGCTCGCCCTGCTGATCGCCGATTTGGACGCCAGCGATTTCGACGCCGAGCTCACCGGGTTTAACGAGGCAGAGATCCAAGCGATGATCGGCTCCCTGGATGAGGGCCAGGCCCACGACGATGGGTTTGACCTCGACGCAGCACTCGAGCAGGCTGCTTTCGTAGAAGCTGGGGATGTGTGGACTGTGGGTCGGCACCGGCTCATGTGCGCCGACGCCACCCAGAGCGCGAACCTCGAAGCCCTCATGGGAGGCAAGTCCGCGAACCTGCTGCTCACAGACCCGCCCTACAACGTCGATTTCCAAAGCTCGAAGGGCTTGTCGATCAAGAACGACAAGATGGACGCAGACGCCTTCTACCAGTTCCTCCTCGACTCCTTCACCGCGGCCGCAGGGGTGCTGGCACCAGGGGCGTCGGCTTACGTGTTCCACGCGGACACCGAGGGGCTGGCGTTTCGCCGCGCCTTCATCGATGCGGGCTTCAAGCTCTCAGGCTGCTGCATCTGGGTCAAAGACTCCCTGGTCCTGGGACGCTCCCCATACCAGTGGCAGCATGAGCCGTGCTTGTTCGGGTGGAAGAGCGGCGGCAAGCACGCCTGGTATGCCGATCGCAAGCAGACCACCATCTGGCAGTTCGCCAAGCCCAAACGCTCCAAGAACCACCCCACCTCTAAGCCGGTGGATCTGATGGCCTACCCGATGGGCAACTCCACCCAGCCAAACGCCATCGTGCTCGACCCATTCGCCGGATCTGGTTCCACTTTGATCGCTGCGGAGCAGACCGAGCGGGTTGCGTATTGCATGGAGCTCGACCCCAAGTACGCGTCGGTGATCCTTCGCCGCTACGTGGAGCACACCGGGGATGCCGCCGGGGTGTGGTGTGAGCGTGGCAGTTTCCTGGACCTGGTCAAACAGGTTGAGCACGCATCCTAGAGATCATCATCTCTGTGTGCTCTCAAGGCGGGTTTTTGCTTGATATGTAGGGCAAAGGTGAGCGTGTATAGACACGACAAACCCACACATTGGAGGACACCATGGATTACACGCTCACCCTGCCAGCCAGCATCCGCCGCACCGAGGTCGCAAAGCTCATCGCCCAGGCCACGGGGACTGAGGCTCGCTATTTGAAGGCACCGAGCATGGCCTACCAGATCGGCGAGTACCTGCTCACCCGTGATGCGCGCCTTGAAGGCCCCGAACTCACCGAACAGCTCCGTCAGGTGCTCGCCGGCCGCGGCATCACGATCACCGACCCTGCAGAGGAGGTGGGACTGGCGATCATGGTGCCAGCCGTAAGCCTTGGTGAGCGGGGCCGGGACAACCTCACAGCCCTCATGCGCGCCTACGGGCCACTGATCGCCAGAGCACTGAGCCTGCCGGCACCTGCCGGCGTGGAATACATCCGGCATGAGGATGCGGGCCTGGTGGCGCGCTTCGCCTGGTTTACCACCCTGCCGGATGCCGAGGTCGTATCCGCCTGTCAGGACTTCATTGCCGCACTGGTTGCGATGGCCAAGACTGCCCGGCGGGTGCGCGGGCGTGCCCCGCAAGATGACAATGACCGCTACGCCATGCGAACCTTCCTGAACCGGCTGGGCTTGACCGGGGATGAGCACAAGACCACAAGGCGGGTACTCACCCGACACCTGAGCGGCAACGGGGCCTGGCGCACCCCACCGGCCCCGAAGACCCCTGCGGCATCGGAGGGCCTGGGTGTTCGCCCGGGCTGCCGGATCCGGCTGCTGGGTGACAGTGACACGGAGGCGGGGCTGCGAGCTGGGATGGAAGGCGAAGTCATCGTGGTCGACTCCCTGGGCACGATCCACGTCGCCTGGGATGACGGCACCAGCCTGGGGCTCATCCCCGGAGTGGATCGCTACCAGGTGCTGGGCTGATACGCGCAGAGATGAGCATCTCTATTTTTCCCCGGAATACCAGGTAAAACGACTGGATATGTGGGCGGGGGTATGGCTGTATGTACATGCAAGAAAACACCAGCCAACCTGCGAAGGAAGCCCCGCAATGAACACCGAGATGCTTGCCGAGATGACCCGCCCGACCACCGAGAAGGCCCTGAAGAAGGCCACCCGCTTCCAGGGCAACATGATGCCGGTCGGTGAGTGGATCATTGCCACCCGCTGGGCCTGGAACTTCGAGCGCGAGGCGATGGGCTACCAGGCTTTCTGCTACCGCTACACCACCGCCGAGCGCGGCGAGACGGCCTCGATCCGCCTGGCGATCAGCTCGACTGAGGACCACGAGGATTTCACCAGCCAGGCTGAGGCCGGGGCCTGGGCGATGGGCATGATCCTCGCCGACTAAACCCGCCGCACCAGCACCTAGGAGACCGGCCCCCTGAGTGGGGCCGCACCTCGTACACGGGGGTGAGAACCAGGCGCACTCATAGAGATGATGATCTCTAGAAAACCTTGGATTATCAGGCAAAACTGGCTGGATAGTGTGCCGCTTCTATGGCTGTATGTACATGACAAAAACACCAGCAGCCACACCGGAAGGACAACGACAATGGCACGCACAACCACCCGCAAGACGACCAAGGCCGCGATCCGGGAGACCGACCTGACCGCCCTGCTCACCCAGATCGCCACCACCGAGCTGGTCGGGGTCGACACCCTGGAAACCCAAGGATCCGACAGCCTGGACTTCGTCGAGGTCAGCGTCTGGAGCCTCAAGGACGCCCTGACTGCCGCATTCATTGCCGGCCAGCAGGCAGCCGCCAGCGGGCAGACCGAGATCGCCTGGGAGGGCGGCGAGGTCGAGATCATCGAGTTCACCTCCGAGGGCAAGCACGCCACCGGGATCCGCCTGGCTAACGAGTGGGAGGCCAAGGCCTGGATCCGCGCCCACGAGAGTGAGGGCTGCTACGCCTTCCGCCCCGCCAAGCGCTAACCAGCCCAGGCTCCCCGGCCCCGCCACGGCGGGGCCACGCCTCGTACATGAGGTAAAACGAGGCCAGGCCATAGAGATGATGATCTCTAGAAAAACCGCGGAATATCAGGCAAAACGGCTGGATATGTCCGGGTGGGTATGGCTGTATGTACATGACCAAACAACCACCAAGAAACAACGAAGGAGCCAGGTCATGAACACCCTGAACACCACCGCCAAGGCCAACACCGCCGAACTGATCCGTCACGCAACGAAGCTGGGCTACACGGTCCACCGGATCAACACCGCCGACACCCACCGGCCAATCGAGGTCATCCCCACCGACCCGACCTCCTACATTCCCACCCTCTACTACACGGACGGCCAGTGGACGATCCAGACCACCAGCTTTGGGGCGCTGACCCCGATGCAGACCACCGAGCTGGTCATCGCCCTGAACAACGCTCAAACCATGATCCAAGCTCTCCAGGTAGCCCTGGCCGAACCCCTGGCCAACCGCAACGCCTAACCCGCACGCCTCGCGCCCCACGAGCCAACGCTCCTGGGGCGCTTGCTTGTACCCCGGAAGGGAGAACCACCATGACCAGCACCAGCACGGACGCTTACACACCGACCCGGTTCATGGATGAGGGCTCCCACTACGACAAGCGCAAAGCCGACTACGCGGTCGCCTTCATCCAAGCCTTGAAGCACACCAAGGGCCGCTGGGCAGGCAAGCCCTTTGAGCTGCTTGGCTGGCAGGAGCAGATTGTGCGGGACCTGTTCGGCACGGTAAAGCCTGACGGGTACCGGCAGTTCACTACCGCATATGTGGAAATCCCCAAGAAGCAAGGAAAAAGCGAGCTTGCTGCAGCTATCGCGCTGCTGCTGACCTGCGCGGATGGTGAGGAGCGTGCCGAGGTGTATGGGTGTGCGGCAGACCGCCAGCAAGCGAGCATCGTCTTCGAGGTTGCTGCCGACATGGTGCGGCTGTGTCCACCGCTGGCCAGACGGGTGAAAATCCTGGCCTCCCAGAAGCGCATCGTCTACACCCCAACGAACAGCTTCTACCAGGTGCTCTCTGCTGAGGCTTATTCCAAGCACGGCTTCAACATCTCCGGGGTCGTCTTCGATGAGCTGCACACCCAACCCAACCGGGCCCTGTTCGACGTCATGACCAAAGGATCCGGTGATGCCCGCACCCAGCCGCTGTACTTCCTGATCACCACAGCAGGAACCAACACCGCGTCGGTGTGTTTCGAGCAGCACCAGAAAGCCCGCGACATCCTGGACGGCAAAAAGAATGATCCAACGTTCTACCCGGTGATCTACGGGGCCGAGCCCGAGGATGACTGGCTGGACGAAGATGTGTGGCGTAAAGCCAACCCCAGCCTGGACATCACCGTCCCCATCGACAAAGTGCGGGCGGCCGCCCACTCAGCCCAGTTGAATCCGGCTGAGGAGAATGCCTTCCGCCAGCTGCGCCTCAACCAGTGGGTGAAACAGTCGATCCGGTGGATGCCCATGCACCTGTGGGACAAAGGCAACGCCCCTATCGACCTGGCCTCGCTTGACGGCAGGGTGTGTTACGCCGGCCTGGACCTGGCCTCCACGACCGACATCACCGCCCTCGTCCTCGTCTTCCCACCCCGGGACGAAGCGGAGCCGTATGTGGTAGTGCCACACTTCTGGATCCCCGAAGACAACATCGAGCTTAGGGTGGGCCGTGACCACGTGCCCTACGACCAGTGGGAACGCGAAGGCCTGCTGCACACCACCGAAGGCAACGTCGTCCACTACGCAGCCATCGAAGCCTTTATCGAGGAACTCGGCACCCGCTACGACATTCGGGAGATCGCCTACGACCGTTGGGGCGCAGTGCAGATGAGCCAGAACCTCGATGCTCTGGGCTTCACCGTGGTGCCCTTCGGGCAAGGCTTCAAAGACATGAGCCCACCGAGCAAGGAGCTGATGAAGCTCGCCCTGGAAGGACGGATCCAGCATGGTGGGAACAAGGTGCTCGCGTGGATGGTCGACAACATTCACATCCGCACCGACCCTGCCGGCAACATCAAACCCGACAAGCAAAAGTCCACCGAGAAAATCGACGGCGTCGTCGCCCTCATCATGGCTCTAGACCGGGCCATTCGTAACAGCAACGCCGCGCCCGCGCACTCGGTCTACGACGAGCGAGGTTTGCTCGTGCTGTGAACCTCACCGGGTGCCAGGGCGTATGGAACGAGGCGATTGTCCACCGGAATCGGCACGTCGTGGATGGGAGTGGAGATGGTGGCGTCTCCGAAGTCATCTTCCTTCACTCGGACCCGAGTGGAGTTGACTTCAACGATGCGGACCCGTACCCAGAGTCCCGGTGTGACTTCCAGGGCATAAAGATCTGCCAGATAGGATAAGCCTTGGGCCTCGAGCTGGTTTTCGCACTCGTCCCAATCACCAGCAGCGCTCACTCGTCCGAGCAAGTCGATCGCTGTGCATGAGCCGTCCTCGTGGATGTCAATCCAGCCGAGAAGTTCACCATCCTCACGTCGGTGTTCAACCTTCATCGCGTTCCCTCTTATAGTTTCTGTTTTCGCCGAAAAGGTGTCGATATGTCAATTAAAGACTGGTTTACCCGACGTGCCCCGACCAACACGCAGCTCTCGTCTGGCTACTCGTTCCTGTTCGGCCCCACATCGGCTGGCCGTGCGGTCAATGAGCGTACCGCCATGCAGATGACCGCCGTCTACTCCTGTGTGCGGATTCTGGCTGAGGCCATCGCCGGCCTACCGTTGCACGTCTACCAAACCCGCACGGATGGCGGGAAGGAGAAGGCGGTTAGCCATCCGCTCTACCGCCTGTTGCACGATGAGCCGAACCCGGAGATGACAAGCTTCGTGTTCCGGGAAACCCTCATGACCCACCTGCTGTTGTGGGGTAACGCCTTTGCGCAGGTGATCCGCAACGGACGCGGCGAAGTCATCGGCCTGTACCCGCTGATGCCCAACCGGATGAGCGTGGGCCGGGATACTGCGGGCCGGCTCTACTACGAGTACCAGCGCACGAGCGAGGAACCACCGAGGGCCGAATACGAGCGCGTCGTACTCCCACCCTCTGAGGTGTTGCACATTCCGGGGTTGGGGTTTGACGGCCTCGTTGGGTATTCCCCGATTGCGATGGCGAAAAACGCGATCGGCATGGCCCAAGCCTGCGAAGACTACGGAGCATCCTTCTTCGCTAACGGTGCCGCACCCGGCGGGGTACTCGAACATCCCGGCACGATCAAAGACCCGAGCCGTGTGCGGGAATCCTGGACCGCCACGTTCGGTGGAGCGCGCAACGGTAACAAGATCGCGGTGTTAGAGGAGGGCATGAAGTACACGCCCATCTCGGTCAGCCCTGAGCAGGCTCAGTTTTTGCAGACCCGCAAGTTCCAGATGGGTGAGATCGCCCGGATCTTCCGCATCCCGCCGCACATGATCGGCGATCTCGACAAGTCCAGCTTCTCGAACATCGAGCAGCAGTCCCTCGAGTTCGTCAAATACACCCTCGACCCGTGGGTGATCCGTTGGGAACAAGCCCTCACCAAAACCCTGCTGGATCCTCGCGATACCGGCGTGTTCGTGAAGTTCAACCTCGAGGGCCTGCTGCGCGGTGACTACGCGTCGCGTATGCAGGGATATGCGGTAGCCCGGCAGAACGGGTGGATGAGCGCCAACGACATCCGCGAGCTGGAAAACCTCGACCGCATCAAACCCGAGGATGGCGGGGACTTGTACCTGGTCAACGGCAACATGCTGCCGCTGTCCCTGGCCGGGGCGTATGCCACCACACAACCCACACCTACGACTGAGGAGGACACCAATGACCCAGCCCAAAGCATCCGTCAGAGAGGAGGCAGACTATGACGGTTAACCGTTTTTGGAACTGGGAGCAGCCCCCAGCCGATCCGCCCGGTGTAGAGGAGTCCTCGCACCGGGTTTGGCGTATTGGCGGCGTCATCGCGGCCGACTCCTGGTTCGACGATGATGTCACGCCCGGCATTTTCCGCTCCGAGCTGGAAGCAGGAGCAGGCCCGATCCAGGTGTGGATCAACTCCCCGGGTGGGGATTGCGTGGCGGCGGCCGAGATCTACACGATGCTCATGGACTACCCGTATCCGGTCACCGTGATCATCGACGCCCTAGCTGCATCGGCCGCGTCCGTGATTGCGATGGCTGGTAGCGAGGTGCTGATCTCCCCGGTGGGGATGATGATGATCCACAACCCCGCCACCCTGGCCACCGGAGACGCCGCCGAACTCACCCGCGCGGTGGAGATGCTGGGTGCGGTCAAGGAATCCATCATCAACGCCTACGAGCTACGCACCGGCATGCAGAGGGCCAAGCTTGCCCGGCTGATGGATGAGGAAACCTGGATGGACGCAAAAGCCGCCATCAATCTCGGTTTCGCTGACGGCCTCTACCAACCCAGCGAACCCACGCAGGCGTTCACGCCACCCGGCCCCGCCGAGCCTGCCGCTGTTGACCCCGTACCCGACAACCTGGGTGCGGGGTTCACCTTTAGCGCCGCAGCAACCACCGCCGCGTTGGTGAACAAGATCAACCACCACCAACTCGCTGTACCTGAACGTCTGGGTCGGCGGATTACCGACCTGTACGCCGCCCTGGCCAACCAACCCCACTAATTCCGTCTTGAAAGGAACACTGATCATGACCATGACCACCACTGACCTCTACGCCCGTCGCGCTGCAGCGTGGGAGGCTGCGAAGGCTTTCCTCGATGAGCGCCGCGATGCTGAAACCGGATGCCTCACCGCCGAGGACGATGCTCAGTACGCCCGTATGGAGGCAGAGATCGAGGACCTCACCCGGGAGATTGCCCGCAATGAGCGCGCCGAAGCACTCGATAACCAGCTCGCCCGCGCAACCCGCCCGCCGCTGACCGCCCGGCCTGGCATGAACACTTCCGTTTTCCACACCGACGAGGGCGAACCGGCGGGTCGTGCTTCTGCCACCTACAAGCGGGCGTTTTGGGACGCGATGCGCCTGAACCACTCACCGGCAGAGGTGCGAAACGCCCTGTCCGTCGGCACGGACACGGAGGGCGGCTATCTCGTGCCTGATGAGTTCGAACGCACCCTGGTCGACACCCTGGCCGATCAGAACATCATGCGCACCCTGGCCAAGGTCATCACCACCACCAGCGGGGACCGCAAGATCCCGGTGGTCGCCACCCACGGCAGCGCGGCGTGGCTGGATGAGGGCAAGCCCTACACCGAGTCCGATGACACCTTCAACCAGGTCACCCTCTCTGCGTTCAAGCTCGGCACCTTCCTCAAGGTCAGCGAAGAGCTGCTCAACGACTCCGCATTCGACATCGAGGCCTATCTCGCCTCCGAGTTTGCTCGCCGTATGGGTGCCGCCGAAGAGGAAGCCTTCATCAACGGTGACGGCTCGGGTAAGCCCACCGGTGTCTTCCACGCCACCTCCGGTGCGCAGTCCACGGTGACCACGGCGAAGGCAACCGACATTACGGCGGATGATCTCATCGACCTGCATTACGCGTTGCGAGCCCCGTACCGCAAGAACGCGGTGTGGCTGATGAACGACGCCACCGTCAAGACCGTGCGCAAGCTCAAGGACACCACCGGCCAGTACCTGTGGCAGCCAGCCCTGACCGCAGGAGAGCCGGACACTATCCTTGGCCGCCCGGTACACACATCCACGTTCGTTCCCGAAATCAAGGCCGGGGCGCGCACCGTCGCCTTCGGTGACCTGTCCTATTACTGGATCGCCGACCGGGTGGGACGCTCCTTCAAGCGGCTCAACGAGTTGTTTGCCACCACCGGGCAGGTTGGGTTCCTGGCCTCCCAGCGCCTCGACGGCAAGCTGATTGTCCCCGAGGCCGTGCAGGTCCTCACCCAGAAGGCCAGCGCCTAAACCCGACTAGCGATAAGGAGGTGGCGGATGTCCACAGCAGAACTCACCGCACTGGTGAAAGCGAATCTGCAGGTTGACTTCGAGGCCGATGATGAGCTGATCGCACACTTGGTGGACGCCGCCACCTCCTACGCCGCGTCTTTTCAGCACTTGCCGGACGGCTTCTACGCCACCCACGCGATGAGCCCGGCCACCACCCAGGGCGTGGTCATGCTGGCAACCCACATGTATGAGGCACGCGATGGTGCAACCGGAGGGTTTTGGGCAGACAAAACCGACGCCGCCCGCGCCGCCTGGGAAGCGATCCACCGGTTGTTGGTGATGGACCGGGAATGGAAGGTGTGATCCTCATGGGTCTTGGTCAGATGCGGCATGCCATCGACATCGTCGCCCTGAGCCACACGAGGGATAGAGCCGGGTTCGACATCGTGGCCGAGAACGTTGTGGCCACAGTGCGAGCAGAGGTGGAGCACCGCCACGCCAGCTCAGCGTGGGTTAACCGTGCGGCCTACACGAAAGCCACCGCGATCTTCCGCATCCGCACCCACCCCGCAATCACTGTGGATGAGTCGATGGTGATCGCCGCGGCCGATGGGCGCTGGGTCATCGACACTGTCGAACAGGTCGGCCGCTACACCGTGATCGAAGCACACCAACATTCACCCGAAGGTGAACAACGTGACTGATTGACCTGCGGGGCGCTGATTATTGACTAAGTCCTGAGGTGCAGGCGCAGGCTTTGCCGCGTAGGGCTTCGATTCCTTCTCGGAGTGCAAGTAGGGCGATGAATAGACCGATTACGGGGTCAAGCCACCACCAGCCCCACAGTGCGTTGCTTACCAGCCCCAATAGGAGTGCTAAGGACATGACTGCACATAGCAGCACTTGTTTGGAATCGGCTACTACGGAGGCGGATCCGAGTTCCTGCCCCGTTCGTCGTTGTATGAGGGACACGGTGGGCATGATGATGACGGAGAGGATTGCGATCACGATCCCCGCTAAGGAAGGAGCTGCTTTATGTCCTTCAATCATGGTGAGTATTGATTCGGTACCGACGTAGGCGGCCAAGATAAAGAAGGCTCCGGCTATGAGACCTAGTGCTTTGCGCTCGTATGCCTCGGGATTTGCGTGACGGAACTGCCAAATAATGACCAGTCCGGACAGGACTTCGACGGCGGAGTCAAGGCCGAACCCGACCAAGGCGATCGAGCCTGCTACTAAACCGGAAGCAATCGAGATCACTCCTTCGGCGACGTTGTAGAGCACTAGACCTTGGGCAAGGGTTTTAGCACGCCTGTTCAGTATTGTTCGCCTTTGCGGGCTGAGAGCCGGCCCGTTCGAATCCTTTGTGTTAGTGGTGCATTCTCTGCAGCAATCGGTTGTTGTGTCGGTAACGTTCACTGTTCCTCCTTGGTTGTGTTGCGTAGGGCCTCGATACCGTGACGTGGACACAAAGTCACCGCCTGGCCTGTTGCAGATAACAGGTCTTGTGCTGCAACTAGAAGGGCCATCGTCTTCTGGGGGTGGGTGAGTGAATACATGGAGGAGCGACCCACCGCACGCCGCTGAATAACCCCGCAATCCAGCAGACACGCCAAGTGTCCTGACACGGTGGTTTGCGCCAACCCCAGATGAGCAGTGAGTTGCTTGACGTTGTGCTCACCGTTGAAGAGATGTTGAACGATACGCATTCGCGAGATATCTGAAAATCCATGGAAAAGGCACGCCGCACGGGTGGCTGACTCCTTGTCAGCCAGTGTCTCTTCATCAATCATCGTCGTTCCACCGCCTGAAATATCGCTTCTCATGGTTATAAACGTGATGTACCGATATTAGCAGGTTTGGCGGTTTAAGCAAAGGCTTACGGTCGGCGCCGTATTCACAAGAAGGAGTTAGGTAATGGCTAGGGCAACCGTGAAACTTCCCACCGCTGTGCTCGATGAGCTCACGGCGGCAGGAGCACACCTCGATGAGCATGCCGAAGCAGCCCTGAAAGCCGCCGGCAGTGTGGTTGAGCCGGTCATGCGCGCCAACCTCACAGCATCCATCACCGGTAGGTACTCCACCGGCCAGCTTGTCGCAGCCCTGGGCCTAACCCCGGTGAAGACGGATCGGGCGGGAAACCACAACGTGAAAGTCGGCTTCGATGAGCCCCGCCAAGACGGGAGCTCAAACGCGAAGATCGCGACCATCCTCGAATACGGCTCCACCCGCCAGGTAGCCCGTCCGTTTCTTACCCGCACCCGCCGCACCACCCGCGCCCCAGCCCTGGAGGCCATGAAACGAGTGTTGACAGAGCGCCTCCCGAAAGGCAGCACATGAGCGAGAGCATCCCGCTGCTGGAACACCTCACCACCACCTGCGAGAAGCTCGGCTTGCCGGTGCGGGTGGGCCTGTTTACCGAAACCCCGCTGCCGGAAGCGTTCGTGGTGCTCACCCCACTAGTCGACACCCTGGCCCTGTACGGGGATAACACCCCAGGGGCCCAGATCGAAGAAGCACGCCTGTCCTTGTATGCGCGGGGCAACTACCTGCCGCTTCGCGACCAGCTCACCGCCGCGCTACTGGCTGGTGGTGTCACGATCACGGCCCGTTCCTATATCGGGTTCGAGGACGAGACCAGCTACCACCACTACGCCATCGACACCCAAACCCACCACACGCTCTAACGAAAGGAAACCCCCATCATGGCAACCATCGGACTCGACTCCCTCTACTACGCCACCATCACGGAAAACCCCTCTACCGGTGAGGAAACCTACGGCACGCCTAAGCAGCTGGCCAAGGCCATCAGCGCGGAGGTGTCCATCGAAGTCGCAGAAGCAATCCTGTATGCCGATGACGGACCTGCAGAGGTCGTCAAAGAGTTCAAATCCGGCACCCTGACCCTGGGTGTGGATGACATCAGTGCCGAGGTTGCCGCCGACCTGGTCGGCGCCATCATCGATAAGAACAAGGTGCTGGTCTCCACATCCGAAGATGGCGGGGCGCCGGTTGCGATCGGGTTCCGTGCCCGCAAGGCGAATGGCACCTACCGGTACTTCTGGCTCTATAAGGTCCGCTTTGCCGTTCCCACCGGGTCGCTTACCACCAAGGGCGATTCGATTGAGTTTTCCACCCCGGAGATCGAGGGAACGATCCTGCGCCGCACCAAGCCCGACCCCTCAGGCAAGCACCCGTGGAAGGTGGAAACCACCGAAGGCGAGGCCGCAAAGACCATCACGGACGCCTGGTTTAGCACCGTGTATGAGCCGGCCTACACCACAACCACCACGACCACTGGCTCTGGCAACTAAGGAGAACACGCATGGCAACCAAGAAGAAGAACCCCACCAGCGTGCTGCCCGAAGGCCCGGGACACTCCGCGTTCATCCGCCTGGGCGGACGAGACCTAGAGCTGGTGCTCACCACCCGCGCCACCCGCGAGATCGCCTCCCGCTATGGTGGGCTCGAGCAGCTTGGCGACAAGCTGGAATCCTCCAATGATCTGGGTGATCAGATCGGTGAAATCTGCTGGCTGATCGCCCTGCTGGCCAACCAATCCGTCCTCATCCACAACCTGTATGCCAACGGGGATGAGTGGCCGCAGATCACCGCTGAGGAGGTTGAGCTGCTCACCGTGCCCGGGGAGCTCGCCGACTACAAGGACGCGATCACCGCAGCCTTGGAGGCAGGCATGCGCCGTGAGGTTGCCTCCCCAAAAGCCTGAGTAGCACACCCACAGGTAGTAGCTGGGCCGAGACCCTCACGAGACTGACCTATCTGGCCCACCGCTACCTGCACCTGGACCGCTGGCAGACAGCACTGCTCCCACTAGGCGTGCTACTGGACCTGGTCGAATGCCACTGGCAACACGAACAACCCAGCCGCACCAGCGCTGAGCCCACCATCGACGACATCATCCCGCCAGGCATCTAAGCCCCGCACCCAACCTTGCCCGGGTGCGGGGCTTAGTCCTATGCGCTACCCAGACAAGGAGACCACCTATGGCTGACTCAACGTTTGGTCTCAAGATTGGCCTGGAGGGTGAGCGGGAGTTCAAGAAAGCGATCGCGGACATCAACCGTGAGATGCGGGTGCTTGGCTCAGAGATGAAGGTGGTGGCCTCCCAGTTCGGGAAAAACGCCACCGACGCTGACGCCCTGACCGCCCGCAACCAGGTGCTGGGCAAAGAGATCGAGGCCCAACGCTCCAAAATCCAGGCTCTCAAGGCCGCACTGGATAACGCGTCGGCCTCCTTCGGCCAGTCCGATAGTAGGACGCAGAATTGGCGGATCCAGCTCAATAATGCCACCGCCACGCTCAACGACATGGAGCGCGAACTCTCCGAGAACACTACTAAGATCGACCAGCTCACCACCGCTGCGGGCACCTCGGAGGGTGAGCTCAAGGATGCGGCCAGTGGTGCGGACAAGCTCTCCCGAGAGGTCAATGAACTTAGCGGCGAGCTCGACGACACCTCCGGTAAGACCCGCATCTTCGGTGATGTCCTCAAAGCCAATCTTGCTGCTGAGGCGATCATCGGCGGGGTCAAGGCTATTGGCGGGGCGATCGCGGGGATTGGTCGTGGGTTTGCCCAGGCCATGAAGGACGGTGTTGCCTACAACGCCTCGATGGAGCAGTACACCACGAGCTTTACCACCATGCTGGGCGACCAGGCCAAGGCCCAGCAGCTGGTCAACGACCTGAAGGTCACGGCCGCGAAGACTCCGTTTGGGATGGAGGATCTAGCCAAAAACACCCAAACGTTGATGGCGTTCGGCATCAGCGCGGATGAGGCAAAGCTGCGGCTTGGCCAGCTGGGTGACATCTCTCAGGGGGATGCCCAAAAGCTCGAATCTTTGACCCTCGCCTTCGCACAGGTGTCTTCTGCCGGGAAGCTCTCCGGCCAGGATCTGCTGCAGATGATCAACGCCGGGTTCAACCCCCTGCAGGAAATGAGCAAGAAGACCGGCAAGAGTGTCGGTGAGCTTAAAGAGGAGATGGAAAAAGGCGCGATCAGCGCCGACATGGTCGCTGACGCCTTCGCCTCGGCGACAGCGGAGGGCGGCCAGTTCTATGGGGCGATGGAAGCCCAGTCCAAGACCTTCTCCGGGCAGGTCTCGACCTTGCAGGACGGGGTCGCGGGTCTCAAGGGCGCGCTGGCTGGTGGCCTGTCATCCATGCTTGCCTCGACCGCACTGCCGGCGGTGAACTCCTGGGTAGACGCTTTGACTGCTGGGTTTGAATCCGGTGGTGTAACAGGCCTACTCCAGGCTCTGAGCACGGTGGTGGAGCAGGCGGCCCAGTTCCTGGCGACCGAGGTTCCCAAGATCGGGGTGGAGCTACTCAAAACCTTGGACACTATCGTCCAATCCCTCTCCACCATGGGGCCTGGTATCGCCACCTTGGCCTCCACCGTTGTCACCACCGTGATCGGCGGAATCTTGAACCTGCTTCCGGGCCTGCTTGATGTGGGGGTGCAGATCCTCACCGCCCTCATCGACGGTATCGGCCAGGGCCTACCTGGTCTGCTGGTCGGCATGGCCGAGGTCCTTGCCGCGATGGTGCAGGTGCTGGCAGACAACCTGCCGATGATCCTTGCCGCAGCCCTGCAGCTGATCACGGGCCTGGCCCAGGGGTTGATCCAAGCCCTGCCGGTACTCATTGAGGCACTACCGCAGATTATTCAGGCACTGGTGGACTTCATCATCGCCGCGATCCCCATGATCATCGACGCCGGCATCCAGCTGCTGACCAGCATTGTGACGGCGCTACCGACGATCATTGAGGCCATCGTGACGGCCCTGCCGCAGATCATCACCAGCATCGTGACAGGACTGCTCACCGCGATTCCGCAGCTCATCGACGCCGGTATCCAGCTGCTGACCGCCCTGATTGGGGCGCTGCCGCAGACCATTCAGACCCTGGTGGCCGCGATGCCAACCATCATCGCCGCCGTCATCAGCGCGCTGCTGGCAGCACTGCCACAGCTCGTCGACGCTGGTATCCGCCTGCTGACCTCGCTGATCACGGCGTTGCCGCAGATTATCGGCACGATCGTGGGTGCGCTTCCGCAGATTATCTCTGCAATCGTGGGCGGCCTGGCCTCCGGCTACGGGCAGCTCGCGGACGTGGGAATGAACCTGGTGCGCGGCCTATGGAACGGTATCCAGTCGCTTGCCGGCTGGTTGTGGAACAAGGTCGCCTCCTGGTGTGCCTCGATCTGGGATGGAATCACCGACTACTTCGGGATCCACTCACCCTCACGGCAGATGGCCTGGGTGGGTGACATGCTCACCCGAGGCCTTGCCGGAGGGATTACTGCTACCGGGGCGCGTGCGGTGGATGCAGCCCAGGCCATGGCAGGAGACGTCACCGACACCCTTGCTGGCCTTGCCAGCGGGGTAAGCATCCCTGTTGCCATAACACCAGGTGGAACCCCTACATCAGCGTCTATCAGTGGGCTTGCCGCTTCTGGCTCTATGGGTGGCGTGGATGTGGCTGCCGTTGCCACCCAGGCTGCCAGGGCGGTCATCGACCGGCTCGATATCCAGGTGCGCCTGTCCGACGGAACTTTGGTGGGCCGCCTGGCCCCCCTGATGGATCGGGCGATCGCAGGCCGCGCACGCGCCACCAGCCTGCTCCCCGCATAAAGGAGGACATGGTGCGCTCGTTTATCCTCGGCACCTTCAACTCACTGGCTACCGGGTGCCGCATCACCAACCCACCGGTACTCACCCCGACAGCCAGGGTGGTCGATGAGGTGGAGATCATCGGCGGGGAAGGTCGGTTGATGCGCCCGCGTGGCTGGAGCCTTCGCACCCTCACCATCGGCCTGCTCGCCCCCACGCTTGAGGTCATCGACCAGCTTGCCGGGGTGTGTGCCACGCCGGGGGTGGAGTTGCGGCTTAGTCACCTGCCTGGCCGCTTCTTCCTCACCGCCTCCAGCGCAGTCAGTGAAGTGACCCGGTTTGGTAGCCGCTTTCAGGCCACCCTCGAGATCGCCTGCCGGCCTTTCACCTACCTGGAGTCGGGCCTTACCCCCATCACCTTGCCAGCAGGCGGCAGCGTGCAGGTGAGCAACCCGAGCCTCATCCCAGCCCGCCCCACCATCACCCTCACGGGCTCCGGGCAAGCCACCTTCCGCATCGGGGCTACGCCATACACCGTGCGGTTGCCGGGCTCAGGAGAGCTGGTCATCGACTGCGCAGCACGCACCTGCACCGTCTCCGGGCAGATCGCCCTCGACGCCCTGACCGCCACTGATTTTCCTGTCCTGCCTGCCGGCACCACGACCGTCAGTGTCCCTGCTGGTGTGTCTGGCCGGCTCCTACCTCGTTGGAGGCACCCATGATCACCCTGCACGACTCCAGCCTGCAGCAGGGCACCACCTTCACCACCAGCGGCCGCATGGTGCTCGACCCCCACCTGGCCAGCGCGCAGGTGAGCGAAGAGATCAACGGGGCCTTCACGCTGACCTTGGCCTGGCCGCTAGGCGCGCTGGGCATGGTGGCCGAGGGCGACATTGTGGCAACCCCGGTTCCTGGCATAGGCCGTCAGGGTTTCCGCATCACCACCCTGGAAGCCACCAGCGACCAGCTGATCACCGCCACCTGCACCCACATCACCAGCGACCTCGCATCGAACGTGATCGTGGATAGGGCTGCCGTGAACCGCACCGCCAGCGAGGCCCTGGCCTACCTGCTCTCGTCCCTGTCAGCCCCACACCCTTTCACCGCGGGCCCTGCTACGAGTATGGGGTATCGCACGACAGCTCGGTGGGTGCGTAAAACCGGCCTGGAAGCCCTCGTCGATGACGAGGTCGGACTGCTCTCGCGATGGGGTGGGGAGATCATCCGTGACAACACCCGCATCACCTGGGTGAGCGCGCGCGGGAGGGACCGCGGGGCGAGCGTGTGGGAAGGTAAAAACCTCACGGGCTTGACCGTCACTCGCGACACCACCAGCCTTGCCACCCGCATCCTGCCGGTCGGCTTTGACGGGCTGACCTTGCCGGAAGTCTTCGTCGACTCACCCCGCATCACTGACTATCCGCACCCGTATATCCGTGTGATGTCTTTCGAGCAGATCAAGGCTGCCAAGGATCCGGCCAACCCCGGTGAGGGCGAGCTGCCCCGCGATGAGGCACTCGCCGCGCTGCGTGACGCAGCCCGGGCGCTGTTTGACGTCGAGCATGTCGACCAGCCGGCCCTGGTCATTGAAGCCGAGATGGCTCCCGACCAGGTGGGCTTGGAACAAGTCCTGATCGGGGATCGGGTGACGGTGCATGCCGACACTTATGGTCTGCAGGCCAGCGCCCGTATCACCGGCTACACCTTCAACCCACTAACTGGAACATATGAGTCGCTGACCCTGGCCACCCACCCCAGTGTGGTGGCGGCGAGAACGTTGACCGGCCAGATCAAGGCCTTGACCGCGCATGCGGCTACCCGGGCAGAAGACACTGCCATGGCGTTGATCTCGGCTAACGGGTCTAACACTGTCTACTACCAGGCAGATGAGCCGGCCGGTGCCCGCCTGGGGGACACCTGGTTCCAGGACGTGGGCGATGGGGCGGTGGCGATCTGGGTGTACCAAACCACCACTACCGGTGAGCCTGGCTGGGTGCAGGTCGCCGGAGACATCACCGCCGCAGCAATCAGCGCCGAACTCGCACACACCCGCACCGAGATCGCCCAGATCAGCACTGACCTGGGTGGGCGGATCACCCAGATGAACAGTGAGTTCGATGCCGAGGTGGCGTCGGTACGCACCGACATGCAGGCAGGTTTCGACCAGGCAGTACAGCAAGCCCAGGCCTTGGAAGAGGACATTAACTCTGCGATCAGCCAGGTGCGCGCTGACTTTCAGGCCGGGGACGCCGCAAACGGGCAGGCTGTCCACGACTTGTCGGCCCGGGTTGACGACGCTATCGCCAAGGCCAGGGCTGACTTCGGTGACAAGGACAAGGAGCTCACCGATCGCATCAACCAGATGGACACCGACTTCGATGCCGCCTACCAGGCCCTCGAAGGAGAGGTGGACGGCAAGGTTGGTGCCGGTGGGGTGATTGCCGCGATCAACGCCTCCCCAGAAGTCGAGCTGATCGCCGGCAAACGCCTGCACGTCACCGGGCAAGCACTCATTGATACGGCCGTGATCAAGACATCCATGATCGCTGACGCCGCCATCACCAACGCCAAGATAGGCGCGGTGGACGCCGCCAAGATCACCACCGGCTACCTGGATGCCGCCCGCATCAAGGCCGCCTCCATCAGCTCCGACAAGCTGGTGATCGCTGCCGGGTTCATCACGACCGCCATGATCGAAGACGCGGCTATTACGAGTGCGAAGATCGCCAGCCTGGACGCTGCGAAAATCACCACCGGCTACCTCGATGCTGCCCGCATCAAGGCCGCCTCCATCAGCTCCGACAAGCTCAGTATTGCGGCCGGGTTCATCACCACCGCGATGATCGCGGACGCCGCGATCACGAGCGCGAAAATCGCGAGTCTGGATGCTGCGAAGATCACCAGTGGCTATATCAGTGCTGCCCGGATTGCTGCTTCCTCCATCACGAGTGACAAGCTCAGTATTGCGGCCGGGTTCATCACCACCGCGATGATCGCGGACGCTGCGATCACGAGCGCGAAGGTGGCCTCGTTGGATGCCGGCAAGATTACCACCGGCACCCTGAGTGCTGCGCGGATCGGTGCAGGCAGCATCACCAGCGACAAGCTCACGATCGCCGCCGGGTTCATCAAGACCGCCATGATCGCAGACGCTGCGATCACCAGCGCGAAGATCGGCTCGCTGGATGCCGGCAAGATCACCACCGGCACCCTGAGCGCTGCACGTATCGGGTCACGGTCGATCACCGCGGACAAGCTCGCCTCCAACGCGATCCAAGTGGGTCTGGCGGGCTGGTCGAACACGATCCGGATTACCCCGTACTCAATCTCCTGGTATGACGGGTCAACCCTGGAGGGGCAGATCACCAGCCAGGGCATGGCGTTTTGGTACGGCACCCGCAAGATCGGGCGGATCGGCGAGCAGTACAAGAAGGACTACCCAGACGTTCGAGGCATTACGAACGCGCTGGAGCACACCGGGGACTTCGTGGACTGGGCGTATAAAGCCTCGTCGACAGCAACAGTGTTCACCACAATGCTCACCTTGGATCCCAAGGGGAAGTTCTGGGGCCAGTCCGGCATCCACCTGGGCAGCAGCCTGCGCACCCACGGGTGGGCGTTCTACACCGCCGGCAACCGCTCCATCACCCTCCAAGACGTCACGCTGAACGGTCTGGGCACATTCCCGGGGTGGTCTTCGAGTAACAACCTGGCCAAGATCGCCTTCCACACCTACGACGTCATGGTGGTCACCAACGGCTCCTACTACAACATGACCCGCCTATTCGACCGGGTCAAAGACCTCATGAGCCGGGTCAACGCCCTGATCAGCCTGCTCAACCAGGGCTGGATCAAAACCATCCGCGACGCTGGTGGCGGGCGGGTGACCTGGGAGTACTACTCGAACACCGGCTGGCAAACCATGTCCACGTCCCTCACCTAACCACCCCACCCCACCCCTTGAAGATTTGGAGGCACCTATGTCGATCATCATCACCAACCAGTACCTGACCAGCATCTGCGAACTCCTGGCGTCGCTGCCGCTTGCTGGTGCCGCATCCAGAGCCCGCTCCAAAGTCCTGGCCATGACCACCCTGGCCGCCCAGGACCTCGCCGAGAGCGAGTTGGAGCTCGCCCGCGAGCACGCCCTGTGCGATACGACCGGCACACCCGAGGTCGACGGCGACGGCCATATTCGTTTCGCCACCCCTGAGCAGGCGGCCGCCTTCATCCAGGCACGCGGCGTGCTGCTCGCCGAGAGAGCGGAACTGTCTGGCCCGTCGTACACCACCATGGCGCGCACCTTGTATGAGGCACTCACCGAACTCACCCGACCATTCTCGGGTGATGAGGCTGCGGCCTACGACCACCTGTGTGACGCCCTGGAAGCACACCTAGCCGCCACCAAGGAGGAGGTGAGCGGGGATGAGTGACACCACCGACACCGTCGAGGCCACCACCGAAACTATCGAGTCCGCCGGTGAGAGCTCGAATGGGCTGACCGGCGGAGCGCATTCGGTGCTGCTCGAACCCGACCACGACACCACACCCATCCCAGCGGCAGACCCGTCACCGGTCAGTGTGCCGTTGCCGCAGGCCAGCACAGGCTCGGTGGATGTGGCCTGGGAAGTCCTCGATGTCCTCACCGGCCCCGACGGCCTGCTCTAACACCACACAGATAGGAGAGGCTCATGCGTACTGCCTGGACTGTTTCACACACACTTTTCACCACGATTGGAGGCATTGTGGGCTGGTTTCTAGGAGGGGCCGACGGTTTCCTGCTCGCCCTGGTCACCCTGGTGGCCATCGACTATGCAACCGGCGTGATCGCCGCCTTCGCCACTGGGGAGCTCTCCAGCTCGGTGGGGTTTAGAGGGATCGCCCGCAAGGTCATGATCTTCGCCCTGGTGGGCCTGGCCAACATCCTCGACGTTCACGTCCTGGGTGAAGGCGGAGTCCTGCGGACAGCCACGATCTTCTTCTACCTGGCCAACGAGGGCCTCTCCATCGTGGAAAACGCTGCCCGTATTGGGCTGCCTGTCCCAGACAAGCTCCGCGACGCGCTTGCCACCATCACCCAGCACCCGGCCCGGGGCCGGCATGCCTATACCGGCCCGCCCGTCAATGACCCGGCCGGTGATCCGCCACCGACCCCACCCGGGGACAGTGATTCCCCCGAGTCCACTCAGCCGCCGCGCAGTTCTGCCGGCGGCTTTCTTGCACCCGAAAACACCCCAAAGGAGACACCATGAGCTACCAGCAGTCTTTCACCCCAGCACACCCGTCGAACTACACCAAGGGTCGTGGCGGTAAGCGCATCACCACCATCGTCATCCACCACTGGGACGACCCCGCGCGCAACCCGCAACTGTCCGGCGTGATCGCCACCTTCCAAAACCCCGGCCGAGGAGCATCAGCTCACTTCGTGGTCGAAGCAGGCCGCGTGGTGCAGATGGTGGACCTGGCCAACACCGCCTGGCATGCCGGCAACTGGCCTATCAACCAGTGCTCCATCGGCATCGAGTGCAACCCGCGCTGCTCGGATGGAGACAAGGCGACCATTGGTGAGCTGATCCGAAACCTGCAGGCCACCTACGGGCCGCTGCGGATCATCGGTCACAAGGACGCTTCATCCACCGCTTGTCCTGGCCGCTACTATCCGCCCGCCAGCGTGCTTGGCCCCTACATCACCGGTGGTGGCAGCCCGACTGCTCCCGCACCCAGTGTGGGTGGGGACATTGAGTCCCTCGCTCAGGCGGTCATCCGCGGAGAGTACGGAAACGGTGAGGACCGCAAGGTCCGCCTGGGCAGCCAGTATTCGGCAGTTCAGGCCAGGGTCAACGAGATCCTTGCCGGCCGCGCCTCAAAGCCCGCACCTTCCGCACCCGCCAGCCCGGCACCGGCACCGGCACCTGACATTGAGGCACTAGCGGATGCGGTCATCCGAGGCGACTACGGCAACGGCGAGGACCGTAAGGCCCGCCTGGGACACCTGTATGAGGCGGTCCAGGCCAGGGTCAACGCCAAGCTCTCTGGCAGCGCCCCCGCTCCTGCGCCGGGCCCGAACCTGGAGGCCCTGGCGGACGCGGTGATTCGTGGCGAGTACGGCAACGGGGCTGAGCGCCGCAACCGGCTCGGCCACCTCTACGACGCTGTTCAGGCGATCGTCAACCGCAAGCTCTCCTGACCACCAGTCCCTTTCTGGCATTGCGCCCCTGCCCACCAACACCGGTGGGTGGGGGCGCTTTTGCCGTTTCCAGGGGGTTATCACCACCAACCTGCCACCGCCTAGAGCGTGGCAGCCCCCGCTGCCCCTAGAGGCAACGCATCCGTGTCCGGTTTACGTGCCGGCCAAGGACGCATGGGTGAAAGGACGGTGAGAGGACCATGGAGCCACGCGTGCAGCGAAAGATCATCACGCTTCGGGAAGGTGGAGCCAGCTTCGGGCAGATCGCAGCAATAACTGGGGTGGGGCGAGAGACGATCAAGTCGTGGTGCAGGCGCAACAACATCACCCCACACCCCAGACGCACACCCACCAGTGGGGTCTGCGAGCACTGCGGGAAAGCCATCGACCAGCCCCGGCGTGGGCAGAGATTTTGCAGCCGAGCCTGCCGCATGTCCTGGTGGCACACCCACCCGATGATGCTTGAGCGACGCGCCATCACCACCCACACCTGTGCCGGCTGCGGGGCGACCTTCGAGGCGTATGGCAACAAGCACCGCAAGTACTGCACGCACGCCTGCTACATCCGCACCCGTTTCGGAACCCGGGGCGGTCGCCCATGACCAGCCACGCCACCAGCGCATACTGGCAGGCAGAAACCCAGACGGCAGCAGACCTGGACTTCCTAGATTCCCTTGCCGCCCGAGGGCTGCTCACCGCCAGTCAGGTACGCGCCATTCACCGCCAGCTCGCCGCCTCCTGGGAGAAGACCAGGGTGGGGTTTACCCGCGCCAGGACTTGATAAACCCGGCGTGTAGAGCGTTCATGTCACACACGAGAACACCACCGGCGAGACCCGCACGGGCAGAAAGGAGCAGCAGATGAGCCCAGATTTTAAGACCATCACGCCACGACGCACACCCACCAGCCGCATCCGCGTGGCCGCCTACTGCCGGGTCTCAACCATGTCGGAGACCCAAGCAGGATCCCTCGCCGCTCAGGTCTCGGCCTACTCCAAGCTCATCCACGCTAACCCTGCCTGGCAGTTCGCCGGGATCTACACCGACCAAGGAATCTCCGGCACCACCAGCAACAGGCCCGGGTTTGCCGACATGATGGACCACGCCAGAGCCGGCGACTTCCAGATCCTGCTGGTCAAGTCCATCTCCCGCCTGGCACGCAACACCGTCGACCTGCTTTCATGCGTGCGCGAGCTCGCCACGCTCGGGGTGGCGGTACGGTTCGAGAGAGAAAACATTGACACCTCCAGCGCGGAAGGCGAGCTCATGCTCACCCTGCTGGCCTCCTTCACACAGGAAGAATCCCGCTCCCTGTCACAGAACGTGAAGTGGGCGATCCGCAACCGGTACAAGACCGGTGTCACCAACTCCCACCGCATCTACGGATACACCTGGGTAGGCGGAAGCCTGCACATCAACGACGATGAGGCCCAGGTTGTGCGCCGCGTCTTTGACGAGTACCTGGCCGGGGTGAGCCCCGAGGCTATTGCCGACCGACTCAACGCCGAGGGGCTGCGCGCACGAGGAGGAGGAAACTTCCTCGGCTCGGTGATCCGCACCTGGCTGGAAAACCCCCGCTACGTGGGCAACGAAATGCTGCAAGCCACCTACACCGACGGTCCTGGAGGAAAGCTCGTCGTCAACGACGGGGCACTACCCAAGTACTGGGTTGAGGGAGCAAACCCTCCCATCATCGACGAGGCCACCTGGAGGCGAGTCCAAGACGAGCTCGCCCGCAGACGCCAATCCGGCGGCAGAGCCCTGACCCCTAGTGGTGGGACGTGCGCGCTGACCCACAGGGTGGTGTGCAGCCAGTGTGGGCGACGTTTCCACCGGCGCACCAAAACCCGTAAGCACATCTCCTACAAGTACTGGTGGTGCGAAACCGCCACGAGGGGGCAAGGTAACCCTTGCCGGGCACCGCAGATCAGGGAAGCCCAGCTCAAGAGCGCTATCACCACCCATCTGGGATTAGGTGAGTGGGATGACCAGCAAGTCATCGAGCGCCTCGAGCAGGTCACCGTCTATCCCAGCGGGAAAGTCACCGTGACGAAACGAGGTGCGCACACCGCTGAGCCCGTGATGGCAGGAAAGGAGTAACCCCATGGCCACCGTCACCACCATCCCGGCACGGCCCGCCAAGACGCTCACTCCTACGACGGTGCGGGCCCGGCGTAAGGTCGCGGCCTACGCGCGAGTGTCCACGGACCTGGAAGAACAACAATCCTCCTACCAGGCACAAATCGACTACTACACCAACTACATCCAAGGCCGGGCCGATTGGGAGTTCGTTGGGATGTATGCCGATGAGGGGATTTCAGGAACATCAACGAAGCACCGGCAAGGCTTCCAAACCATGATCACCGACGCTTTGGCCGGCCGTATCGATCTGATCGTGACCAAGAGCGTGTCCCGGTTTGCCCGCAACACCGTCGACTCGCTCACCAGCGTGCGGGCCCTCAAAGAAGCCGGCGTGGAGGTCTACTTCGAGAAAGAAAACATCTGGACCCTGGACTCCAAAGGCGAACTACTCATCACCATCATGAGTAGCCTCGCCCAGGAAGAATCCCGCTCCATCTCCGAGAACGTCACCTGGGGACACCGCAGGCGTTTCGCGGAAGGAAAAGTCATGGTGCCCTACGCCTCCCTGCTGGGCTACAAGAAAGGCGACGACGGGGGCCTAGCTGTTGATGAAGACCAAGCCAGGATCGTGCGACGCATCTACCGTGAATACCTGGCAGGGCACTCACCCAAAACCATCGCCGCACACCTCACCGAAGATGGTATCCCCACACCCTTGGGGAAGAAGACCTGGAACGTGTCCACCATCAACTCGATCCTGCGCAACGAAAAATACAAAGGCGACGCCCTGCTGCAGAAAACCTTCACCGTGGACTTCCTAACCAAAACCACCAAACGCAACGAAGGAGAAATACCCCAGTACTACGTGACCGGTAACCACGAGGCCATCATTGCCCCGGCCGTGTGGGACCAAGTCCAGAGTGAGCTGGCCAGGCGCTCTGGCAGGTCACGCTCCTTTAGCCACCCGTTCGCCTCGAAAATCGAGTGCGGGTGCTGTGGGGGATGGTACGGGCCGAAAACCTGGCATGCTGGCAGCCGCTACGAGCGGCGCATCTGGCGGTGCAACCGCAAATACGATCCCGCCGGCGACCAGCAATGCGCGACCAAGCACGTAACCGAGAACGAGCTGATCGCCGCGTTCGAGCAGGCCACCAGCCAGTTCGCACCACCACCCAGCCCCGAGGTACTCGAAGCTGCCCTCGACCAGCTCGGTGACCCTCACGCGCTCGAGGCCAAGCTCGCCCAGGCAATCACCGCACGCGACGCAGTGGTGGACGCGATCAACGCACTCATCCGCTCTGCAGCCAACACCGACTTCAACCCTGACGCCTTCGAGGCTGACCATGCACGGCTCGAAGCCGACTACCAGCACCACCTCAGCACCGTCGAGGCTATCGAAGGGCATCTACGCGAGCTCGAAGCCAAGCGTGCGGCCATTACCGCGTTCCACCAGTACCGTAGTGAGAACGCCGCAATCAGCTACACGCCTGAAGCCTGGCGAGCCCTCGTCGACCACGCCACCATCCACTCCGACGGCACAATCACCATCACGTTCAACGACGGCACAACCCTCTAGACAGGCCGTTCCCTTGCCCCAGGTACATGTGACCTGGGGCTTCGTCGTTCTCGCTAATGTCTTGCACCCACCTGCACCCAGAGATGCACCCACCGGGCCTCGCAATGCACCCACCTGGGCTCGGAGTACACCCACCCCAGCCTTTGTATCCATCGTGACCACCTTTGGTCCGCTGATGTCCCGCGACACAGTTCCTGTGTCGCGGGACATCATAATTAAGATTTAAAACTGACATTTTCCGTGAAATAACAACAAGAAACCCAAATTTAAGACCCACTTTTCGACGCTTAGCCCTGAGATCCTCGTAAAACCTATTGAAACTAAGGGTTGCCTAATGTAAAACTTTTCTTGTCACCTAGGTGAGGTTTAGATTCCCTTTGCCGCTCAACCCGCCGTCGAAGGAGACGGCGCGACGAAAGGAATAGAAGCAATGGAGCTTCAAAAAATTGTAAAAATGACAACTGCCAGCCTATGCGCGCTAGGCATATCGCTTTCAACAACAGGGGTGGCGCGCGGAAGATTTTAAAGACATGCGTTCAGCTTCCGCCATTCTTTCGCAGGTAACTGTCCACACTTCTAATTTCAATACCGCAGAGCAGCTTACAGAAGCTGAAATTGAGGAATTCGCTGATGCCACAGCGGATAGTTTTGTGGCGCTATTCCGTGATGTCATCAAGCACGATGGGGCGAAGTTCTTTGTGGACGAAAAGCTGGCTACTGAATATGGTTTCGGCAGAAGTTCTGAGCAGCTTGCACTTATTGTTAACTCACTAAACGGGACTTCCGAACATCCGTACGTCGATGCACAGTCAGTTCGCAGCTGGGGTTCTTTCGGGTCATGCGTAGTGACGGGAGTCCTTGGTTTTTCACCCTTCCAAATCGACTACAACCTATTGGGTAAATACATTTACGAAAAGTCTTGGAACAAAGTCGCTGGTCTGCTTAAGCGATACGCCAAGAAAGAAATCGCTAAAAAGGGTGGCAATATTGTTCTCAAACAAATCATTAAGTCAACTCCAGCAGGGTTCGCTGCTTGGTTGGGCGTTTACGCTGTCGGGTGCGCCGCGAAAGAGGCATGGAATTGGTGGATGGACTAATGCCGCGTACGATCCGCGAACTGACGGTCAGTTTACTAACTTTTACACTAGTGATTTGCCTGTTGTCTTTGTTAGCACTAATTCTTTTCCCTTTACGTACGGTGCTGAGCATCGCTCTTCCAGCACTGTTGCTTGGGGTAGCAGTCTTAGGCATTGGCTATTTCCGTCGGAAAAAAGGAATTGACGAATAACGCCATTTCGGAGCAGCTTGACCGTGGCTAAGGACTTCTCGCCGAGTGCGGCAATACAGGGAGATCTCCGCGTGTCTAGGTAAGTTAATTGACTGTTGATAACTGAATATTTTTGAGCTGTCGCTCCTTGCTATCTTAATTGCAGGGTAAGGAGCACCAGTTCTTTATATGTGTGTAAGGGAGGTGTACATGGGACTCCTGAACTGGCTACGCCCTAAATCGAGAATCACGCGATTAGCTCGTCGTATTCGTTTCTGTTTGGTGGGACGTCGTCTGGTCGTCCGGTGACGGAACGCTCGGCGATGCAGATGACTGCCGTCTATTCGCGTGTGCGGATTTTAGCTGAAGCGGTGGCGGGGTTGCCGCTGCATGTCTACCGGCAGCGCCCGGACGGCGGCAAGGAGAAAGCCACCGATCACAGTTTGTATTGGTTGTTGCATGGTGAGCCGAATCCGGAGATGACGAGTTTTGTGTTCCGAGAAACCCTTATGAGGCATCTGTTGTTGTGGGGTAATGTGTTTTTGCGCAGGTCATCCGTAACGGGCGTGATAACGGGTGGATGAGCGCTAACGACATCCGTGAACTGGAGAATCTCGACCGCATCGACGAATTCGATGGTGGGTATGCATTTGGTGAATGGCAACATGCTGCCGTTGAACATAGCCGGGGCATACGCCACGACAATCGGCCGGTGACCCGCCGTCTGGCAGGCTTGCACCTGAAACAAGAGTTAAGAGGAGGATCCGGTGAGACGGTCCTGGAACTGGGAGGTATCTGTTCCCAACAATGA